TCATACCGCCCGTGTCGCCGGGTACTTCGTGGAGGACGTAGCCGCCCTCGTCTTGCATCATCTGCTCAAAGGCTGGTTCAAACTGCGCCATTACTTTTCCTTTGGTTTAGTGTCTTCATTTTGCATGAGTTTGATACCAGACAGGAACCCAATCATGCCGCCGATAAGAGTAGAAAAAGCGGGTGAAATCATTTTGAAAATCTCGGCGTTGTCCACCTCCTTGGCCCAAAGACCCAACATAAAGGCGGTTACCATAGCCAATACGGAGATGCACAGGGTGGTGCTGACCATCAATGTGACCCACAGCGTTAACTTTTCTTTTGTTTCCATCTGCGGTTTCCTGACTGGTCTGACTATTGGCTTCTTGGTCATACGTATTTGTCAAAATGTTTTGTGCTGTTAAATATTTCCAACTCAATCGTGTTTTGTCTTGCCCGTTTGTTGTACAACTCAATCTCAAGTGCGTCAACTGCTTTGTTTATCTTTTCATACTCAACAGCCAACTTGTACTCATACTCCAGCCGTTCCGCCCTACGCTCCGAAGCTATTGCCCGAACATCGTATGGAGAGGGAAACACAAACGGAAACCATTTGCGAAGCTGAATCATTTCTTTTCACGTTTAATCGCTTCTTCATAGCCACGCAAAATTAAAGATCGGGCTTCTGCCGAGTCTGCTGTACCCGCCCACATAGGCAGATTGTTCCAGATCACTACATAGTCTTCTGGTTTGCAATACTGTGCATTGTTCTTTAACCATGCAACCATTTGTTGATGGCGCTCGGATGGGTTGTGAATTGTGTAGCCAATTCCATAGAACTCGCGCACATGGCAGCCATTCTTGGCTACGGCTCCAACTAGCCCCAACAGCAGTAACAGAATGAGCCAACGCATTTATCACACCATACTCCATGCAATTATGTACGTTCCATAAATGACGAAGGCCACAAGACAGGCCGCCGCAATGAATGCTTCAGCCCAGTCCCACATGATTAGGCGGGTGGCACGGGCCACTGGATGTTTTCGGGAAATCCATCTTGCGCAGGCAATTCACGCAAGGCTTGGCGATACGTAGTCCAAGCAGACTTGTTTGCAGTGCCATCAGGTACTTGCGTCCAATCTGAAAGCTCAAGTTGGATATTACGCAGTAGTCGGACAGATTCTGCTTGACCTTGACGCAAAGTTTCTATTTCACTAGCAGAGAGCGTAATTTCATGACGCCCATTTTCATCATAAATAACTTTGATCATTATGCTACTCCGTAAATAGTAAGGGTAATGTTGCCTTGAGTGACGGAACTTCCATTGGTTCCGTACTGCACACTCGTGATTTGACCACTATACCCAGAAGTATCGCGGCGAAGTCCACCAGAAAACCATTCAGTGCCACGAGTTGAAGTCTGTATGTTTCCTCGGATAGTTGGGTAGGTGTTGTATGTAGCAGTTGACTCAGTCCCCTGAATAATCCCCCAGCCGTTAACAGAAGATACGTTGGTAGATACCGTCGTAATATTGTTTATATATGACGAAGAAGCTGCGCCAGTAACGGTGCTACCCCAATAGCCATACTCATAATAGTTTGAACCAGACAGGCTATTGAATGCCCAAACCATGTTTGTTGAACTTGTAGACGTTCCTAATTTACCGCTCAATGTCCAAACTAAATACTTATAAGTAGAGGCCCACCCCGTCACACCAACTGAGACAAACCAAGAAGAACTTGTTGCATTTGCAGTGGACGTTCCTATTAGCGTTAAAGCAGGCGATGCCGCCGTTGTTTGAATTGTTGAATCGGGGAACTGTACGCCCGTTGATACAAGAGAGACTGCCATTTAAATGCTCCTATTAAGGTGTGCCGTTGCCGGTGATGTCGCTGATAGTTGTGAACACACCAGCACTTGTCATGCTTGCAATTGTAGTTGCACCATATTTAAACAGCAACTTACCGCCTGATTCTTCAATAGTGAAGTTGGTTGTCAACAACTTGGGCGTACTTGCCGCAGTGCCTGTTGTGTTCTGGTTAAGTGTTGGTATGTCTGCCGCTACAACAGCGCGAAAAGACGGAACCCCTGCTGAACCGTTAGGCGCGGCTAAAAAGTTGTTAGCTGTCTTTGATGCGTATGGATTTAATGTGTCGCCATATGCTGCTGCCAAACTAATTGCCGGAGTAGTGCCACCCGAAGAAGCAACCGGAGCTGTACCTGTAACGCTGGTAATTGTTCCGCCAGAACCCGTAGCCGCAATGGTTTGATTAGGCCAAGTGCCAGTGATTGTGACTCCAGAACCTTGCACAAGAGCAGGGGTTGTAGTGCCTGTACCACCATTAAGCACTGGGAGAGTGCCGGTTACGTTGGAAGCCAGATTAACAAATGTGGTTGAAGTTGTGCCCGTACCGCCATTAAGTATTGGCAGTGTGCCCGTGACTTGGGATGTCAGGTTCACGTTTGCCAACGTACCGCCAAGGGTCAAGTTACCTGTACTTGTGACTGTGCCTGTGAGGGTAATGCCGTTAACGTTGCCTGTACCGCTAACGCTTGTGACGCCGTCGGCTACGCTTGAAGCTACTTTGACAAAGTCTGTGCCGTTGAAATACACAACGCACTTCTCACCCACAGCTACGGAAATACCGGTCTGGCCATAAGCTTTGAATGTCACTGTGCCACCCGTAGCGGCGTTGTCCACAATGTATGACTTGCTTACGGCAGGGGAGCTAACCGTACCAACTGTGATGATCTTGGTTGTGGTTAGTGTTCCAGCCACCTTGATGATGGCGTACTGCCCAGAGTTTGCTGTGATGTTTGTAGCGGCGTCATCACCGGCAGTGTTGTCAAGCGTAACTGCGCCGTCACCCGTAAAAGTTGACGTGCCAGCAATAGCAATGTCCAAATAGTTGGTCAGTGAGTAGTTGACCAAGTCACCCCAAGAGCCATCAAAGTAGCCTTCAACTGGAAGGGGTAGATCCAGTAGGGCTGTGTTATTAAGTCCGGCGGGCATAATTATCCTTCGATGAGTTTGGCGACCAGCGCCTCAAGTTTAGCGATGCGGTCTTCGTGTTCAGCCACAGCAGCAAGAGCCAAGGCGCTGAGTTTTTCGTAGTCTACCGCCAATGAACCATCAGGTCGAGTGCGAACTGCGCGGGGGAAATTCTTTTGAACGTCTTGGGCTATAACGCCAAAGTCAGCTTTCTGGACAAAATAACCGTCTTCGCCGCCTTCAGACGCAACATATTCGTCTGTCCAATCAAACAACTTGCCGCCAATTGCTGCTGCCGTAGCCGCTGCGTTTGGGATGTTTTGGATATTTTCTTTGAATTTAATATCCGAAGAATAAAAAGCCACCACACTGTTTGTCGCACGAATCTGTCCAGCTGTCCCTGAACCTGCTGTACCAACACCCAGAGAGTTAACTTGGTAGTTGTTGCCTGTTGCTAGTGCATTGGCTGTAGTAGCTGTTGTAGCTGTCGTGGCTGTTGTGGCTGTTGTAGCTGTAGTGGCTGATGTTGCATTACCAGACAATGTAGCAGTAATCGTACCAGCACTAAAGTTACCCGAAGCGTCACGAGCAACAATGGCCGATGCTGTATTTGCGTTGGTAGCGTTAGACGTTACTGTAAATGTAGCTGCGCTTGACTGATTAGCCGTGAATGTCTGTGAACCAGACAAGCCCGTGCCGGACACATTCATTGTCAGTGTGCCGTTGTTTACGTTGGCGGCTGTTGTAGCCGTTGTAGCATTCCCAGACAAAGACGCTGTAATAGTACCGGCAGAGAAGTTTCCTGATGCGTCACGCGCTACGATTGTTGAGGCAGTATTGTTATTGGTCGCGTTTGAGGTAACAGTGAATGAACTAGCGCCTGCTTGGTTGGCCGTAAATGAGGCAGAACCAGACAGACCTGTACCCGACACAGCCATTGTCAATGCGCCGTTATTAGCCGCCGCTACAGGAGCTACCCAAGACGGAGCCGCCGCACCATTTGACTGAAGCAAATATGTAGAAGTGCCCGCTGCCAACTGCACCGTAGTTCCGGCTGCTGACTGGTAAGGAATAGTACCTGCTGATCCACCCGCCAAATTAGTAGCTGTAGTTGCACTTGTTGCAGATGTGGCCGTAGCTGCATTACCGCTAATTGCAATACCCCATGTACCCGTAGCGCCTGTACCGCCCGTAGATGGTGCGCCTACTGTGTTGTAGGAAATTGTCCGTGCAGTAGAGCCGTTGAACGATGTACCTGAAGCATCACCTGCGCCGCCGTTGTTAAACGTAACAGAAGAAGGCGTAGAGATTGCAGAGTAAGCAAATGCAGAGCCTGTCCAGTTCAGATATGTAGCCGCCGTTGTAGGAGCAACAATAAACGATGTAGTAGCTGAGGCTGTGTTGTACGGAATCTGATTGGCTGCACCACCAGAAATGTTTGTAGCCGCAGTTGCCGTTGAAGCGTTGCCAGACAAAGCTGCTGTAATTGTTCCAGCAGCAAAGTTGCCAGAGGAATCTCTTGCCACAACTTTGGACACAGTGTTTGTAGATGTAGCATCCACCGCCGCAGTAACTGCGCTTGAACCGTTGTAGCTTGTGCCGGTAAGGTATGTGCCAAGTGTCAGTGCGTTAGCAACAGAACCAGCAGAGCCAGAGATGTTGCCCGATACCGCAGAGCCGTTGATTGCAATAGCCGTGTTGGTTACAGAAGTAAGCTGACCTTGTGCGTTAACCGCAAACACAGGGACTTGAGAAGCAGAACCATATGTAGCGGCTGAAACCGTGGTGTTAGCAATGTTAAACGTGTAAGTTGGAGATTCGTTTAAACCTGTACCCGCCGTGTACGTAATTGGCGCAGAGAACTGCTGGAACACAATTGCTGTTGTGCCTATTGTGATGGGGGGTGGAGTCTGTTGCACCCAAGCGGTATTGACGTTGGCCGTGCCACTGGTCACCAAGAAGAAGTCGCCCTCGTCGATCTGGTCAACGCCCGTACCAACAGAGTCCATGTCTGATGATCGGGTTAGGATGTAAGGCGTTCCAGCAGAGCCAACCTGCGTGACAACGTACACGCCGTTATTTGCGCCAGCTACTTCGTTCTTGACCAGTATTCTTTCGGAGACAACAGTCAGTGTTGAGTCCACAGACAGAGCGCCGTTGGCGTTTCCTGTGAGCGTTGCGCCAACTCCAGAGGAGCCGTTGTTGTATGTGTTTGCTGGCAGCGCTGCTGTGGTGGCTAAAGCAACTGCTTCGTGGAAGTGAATACCAGATGCAATTGCGTCAGCGTACTCTTTATTAACAATGTCCGTATTGCTAGTTGGGGCTGTGGTAATTGTGCCCGTAGTTAACGCTGCAGATGTTGCGGTAATTGCGCCAAATGCGGTTTGGACTACTTGCGTTCCTGCTTCATTTTGATACGCCGACCGTGAGGATGGGTACGTAACAAAAACATCTTTTGAATTGGCGGCAAAATTTACTAGGGAACCGCCATTACTAGACGACAGAACCGTTGTACGAGAAAGCGTTGTGCCGGAAGAAGTGTAAGTACCAATACCTACTTCCCAATCACCTGTGATTGAGTCTGCAATAGCATAGTACGTTGTGTTGCCGTTACCTACAGCGGCAAAAGATTGAAACCCCGATACCGCCCCAGCAAGAGTCAGCGTGCCTGTACCAGCAGTGGTAGAGGTTTCTTTGACCCGATCTTTTAAAACTAAAGCCATTTTTAATCCTTACGACGGAAGGTTGTTCCAACCGGGGTTTTGCGCACTATTGATATTTTGCCAGTTTGGGTTCTGGCTGTCATCAATTACCGCCCAAACAAGTACGTCGCCAATAGAAACAAGAAGCTGGATGCCCGTCACGTTTGCGTTTACCGTCTTAACAACACTTATAGCATCAATCGCAGATACAAACTCAGCAACAGAACCAGCAAATACAACTTGCGTTGACACCGCATCCACAGCAGAAGCGCCTTCATTGACAGCCACTTGAATAGAAAGGCCGCGCTGCATCAAATCAACGCCAGACACACCTTCAGCTACAAGCGCTACAAAGTTTGCCGCAGATGTAATAACATCTCGCCCAGAAATTGCTTCTTGTATGGCCGCAGCAAAATTAACTTGTGATGTGCTTACGGCGCTAGCAGATACGCCTTCCGCAATAGCTGCGGCAAACGCCACTTGCGCTGCTAAAGAATCAACACCTGAACCAGCTTCAGAGATGCTTGCGGCAAATACTGCCCGCCCAACTATCGCATCTACAGCACTTGCGGCTTCCACAACACTACTAACAAAATTAACTTGCCCAGCAACGGCATCTACACCAGAAGCTGCTTCCGTGATATTTCCGGAGTATGTGCCAATTGCAGAAACAAGATCAGCCCCGCTTACGGCTTCTGGAATAGAAACATTGAACGTGTTGTTGATGGTGTCAACAGAATCCACGCCAGACGCAGCTTCCGAGTTAAGTCCCACAAAAGTAGTAAGCACAGAAACGTTATCTAGCGCAGACACGCTCTCAGCCATCACACCACCGGCGATAAAGATTGCATCTACAGCATCAACGCCTGACCCTGATTCTGAAACGGAGACGGCGAACGTGTTGCCCCCTTGAGAGGCAAACGGCGCTTGAGCAAAAGCTACATCCCCGAACATACCCTATTAGGTCGCTGTTAAGGAAAACTGATATGTTACGTTCAGTGTATCGCCGTTGGCTACAGACTTATCAAGGCCCTGAAAGTTTCCTACAGAGAACAAAATACCAGAGTTGTCTGTAGTAGAAGCCAAGAAAGCTCCAGCAATCGTAGCTGTATTATTCATAGCAAACGATGCGGGAGAAGCTGTGTTAGAAATCACTGATGGGTTAGCTGTAGAAGCCGCGCCAAACGTCACAGCTTTGCGACTACCTGTGTATGCGGTGTTTTCCGCCCAACCTGCGTGGGAGGCCAAGGTATCGCCAGCAGCGTATGTATTGCTTGCACCGGGGCCTGTTACCAAACCAAGATACCAAGTGGTAGTCTGCGCAGTACCAGCAAGGTACGCACCGTTCATGTTGGCCAAGCCTTGGTTAACGACCAAGTTGTGGAAGGTGTCTGACCACTTTTCTACGCCGTCTGCGCCTACGCAAGTAACGGTGTAAACACCACCAGCACCAACGGTTTCACCGAGGCCGGGGCGTGTGACTAAAGTGGCTGTCACTTGGTCTTTTGCTGAACTGAATTCCATGATAGATCCTTAAGAAATGCGCACAATGGCGCTGTTGGCATCGGGGGTTGGGAAGATGATTTGGAAAGTGTCGTTGCTTACTGTCTTGTCTGAACCGAAGTCCAGCACAGCAACAGACTTGTTGCCTTGAGTAACGTTGTAAACCAAAGCGCCTCTAGCGGTAAATGTGGCGTTTGTCCAAGTCGAGTTGTTAAACGAAATGAACGCTGTTGGCACACCAGCGGTGTTGTTACCAGAAGTTGGCGAAGTGGAAATCACCAACGTGTTACCGCCGGTTGTGTAACCGCCCCCATTTGGCACTTCGTTAGTACTGTTATAAACAGTTGTGGTTGGGCCAAGGTTTGCCGCTGCTGTATACAACGCCACTTTAAAAGTGTTAGGTGTGGTAGGGCCAAAGTTATGAACCGCCTGAAGCAGTTCAACTTTAAAGCTTGTGGTTGCTGTTTGCGAAATTGCCATATCAAGTCACCTTTTGTCGGAACTGCCCAGAGCGATATGCGTCTTGACGCTCCATACCATCGGCCAAACGTTTTGCTAGAGCAAGAGCTTCCATGAACTTCTGATTGTACAGAGCCATCATGTCCGTCTCACCCTTCATGTAGGTGTAAGCCTCAACCAATGAGCCGTACAACAGCACAGAATCGAAGTTATCACCAAGCCATGTTTGCCCACTCGCAGCTACTGTAATGGACTCTGGGTAATAGTAATAGTGCAACTCAACGCCGTATGTGGCATCAGGGGTTGGGCCAAGGATGAAAGTCAACTCGTTAACGTCATTACTCTGTGCACCAAACAGCGCGTAATACCTAGGGATTGCTGTGTCTGTTGGTTGTGGATACGCCTGACGAATAAAGTTAACATCCTTGTTCAACAAATATTCGTACGATCCGGTGGCGTCAATCACTGCTATGGAATACACCGCTAAGAAGTCGTTAGGACACCCTAAATACTTATTGCCGGAAGACGTTGAACCCGTCACATTCTTGCGAATGGACGGAAACTGCATGGAGTTGTAAATACGCTGCTCAGCTTGCTGAACGAACACGGGTATCTCAGCGATAAAGTCCGCTTCGGTATTCTCCGTGTACGCTTGAATAGCAGCGCTGAGTGCGGCGTAATTCATGCCATCGGGCCTCTGGCCATAGTTCCCTTGGTCGCCGCGCCGTTACCACGGGTGACGATACCGGATGTCTTAGTGGTTTCGTTACCAGCAGCTTTGCTGATGTTGCCAATAGACATATTAACGGTGTCAGCTTTACTGCGGTTTGGGGGCGTGCCGGGGTTCTCAGATATGCCTACAGGCTTACCACTCATAGTGTGGGGCTTGGCGTATGCAGAAGCGGGTAGATTGTTAATCTTGGCCATGTTATTTCCCCTGATTTTTAACTTTAGCCATACCGCGACCATACTGCATCATCATCTCATTGGTCTTACCGCCCTTAGCAAGCTTTGTAGGCTTCTTGCCGGGGTGCATGTTTTTCTCGTGCTTGCCGACAGCAGACTTAATCATCTTCTTGTCTTGGGCTAAATCTTTCTTGTCCATATCAGACTCCTATTTGTATCGTTACTGTACCAATTTGTACGCCTAATGCCAAGTAGTTTGGCGTTAACACACTATCAAAACTGCTTGACCCACCAACAGGGTTCCAACCCCACTGAATATCTCTAGAACCGCCAGTCACATAGCCAGCAGTGTTTACGCCTGCGGTAACGTATGTTGTGTCCCTGCGCGGGTTACGCACAGCCTGTGGATCATCCACTGGGTACATACCCAACTGCAACTGCGGCTGATCGGGATCCCAACACACATTACACACCATCAAATTGTAAAGCTTTGTCTTGATGACTTCTTTTTTCAAAGCCGTTAGTTTGAACTGTTGGCCACACCTATCGCACATGGCGATACTGTTCTTGCCAGAAGCAAACCGATTGCCCATTTACGTACCACTACCAATAAACATTTGCCTCGGAACAAAACGAACCGAAGCCTTCTCACGATCTTCATCAGCGGCCAACTGCCAAGCTTCATCGTACTGTTGCTTCAAGACAGGCAAGCGCTCAGCGCCTCCTTCAATCTTCAGCGCCAAGTAATAGGCTAAACCCGCCACCATGCAAGGCAGGAAGCGGAAAGGTACATCCATTGTGCGTATGCCGCCACCTGCATCATCAATACGGCGCATGCGCCAGTAAACAAACTGATACGTTGCGGTATTGTCTGGGGTTGGCCAGACGGTTATAGAGGGCAGATTCTGCGTGTACACAGCCACGCCAGTTGAGTGGGGTGCGGCAGTTGTACCATTTTGCCCACGGAAGCAGTTGTAAAGCACGTTACCAGAGATGTAGCCGTACTGAATAGTCTCAGACTCAATCAACAAAAAGCCCGTGGCTGGAAGCCCTGCGGTAGATGTCAACGTAATTGTTGTATCTGTAGATAGAATCCCGCCGTTAAGCGTGGTGCCAATAGAAGAAGTCTGGCCATCCAAACGCTGATACCACACCTGAATCGGTCGGGCTTGTTGCAATTTGTTGGGGATCGTGGCGTAAGTAGAAACACTGATACGTGTGATTGTCAGATCAGATTGCGTAGACACGTTACCCGCGCCCGTGCGAATCACATGCTCAAGTAGATCCACTGTATCTACGGGCAATGCGTAGTTGTTTAGACCCGGAGTCAGGTTAATTGTCCCCTGCTCAAACGTCCACATGTTGACACCACGGTTTGCCCAATCAGCAAACATCAAATTCAATGAACGACGTGCTGTACGTAAGTCGTAGCCCGTGCGCAACTCTGAACCAGCGCGTTCAAACGCTTCCTCAACCAACTCATTAAGGTCGAGATTAAACGCTGCGGTTCCTGAAGTGGTCATTTAGCTAATCTTTCCACGGGTTTTACCGCGTTGGGCAATGCCATCGGCACGAGAAGAAGCGGAAGATACTTTACCACCACGCTTCATAGCGGATGCGCCAGCATTTAAGTCTTCGTCAACTTTAGCTTTCCCGCCACCCCCGCCCTCACGCATAACGTCTCTAATATTTCTTTCGGAGGCGCGTTCGATTGCTCGGGGGTCTGTAGTAGGCTGACCAAAATAATCAACGCCAACCGCTTTACCTTCAGCTTGCGCCCGTGCTAAATCTCGTTCGTTACGTCGCATGGCTTCGGCAGCAACGGCTTCACTTTTTGTAGGCTGTCCGTAGTAATCAACATAAGTAGGCATTATCTAAACCCCGCAGTTTTCTTTGCAATAGTCTTTGGTTGCGCTACGAATTGTTTTCCGGCTTTTTTGCCAGCACGTTTCGCACGCGTTGTTGCAGCGTACTCAGCAGGACTGAGGCTTTTAATCGCAGCGCTTGGAAGGTATCTTTCACCAGTGTCAGAAGATTTTTTACCACTTTTAGTTCTCCATTTTTGGTCGCCCCAATCCTTCAATGATTTTTGAGGCGCTTTCAATCTCGGTAACCCCCGCCTGCCGCCTTGTACTTCTTGGCAACAAGCTGAGCTTTACGCGCTGACCACTGACCTGCACCAGTACCCTGCGTTGCTGCGGCTTTTACTTGAGACACGATCCTCTTGCGAAGACTTGGCTTTGTGTAATTGCCAGCCGCATTCACCTTCCCGCCCTCTTTATACTGGGTAAAGTCAGTGTCATCCCGCCGGGCTTTCTTGACGCCCTTGGGCATTTTAGAGGGGGAGATGTCCCCCATACCGCGACTGGCCATCATTTTGTACCGCCTTTAACTTTCTTGGCTAAAAACATTTTATCAACCATCTTTATCCGCTGGGGTTTGGTTGTAACTTTGTTAATAATAGCCAGCCGTTTGGGTTCACTTGCACCGTAAAACCCAGCCTTCTTTAAAGACTTAACTACGTTACCTGTGGGTTTTACGGTTGCCATGATGACGTCTTAGCAGGCTTTGCCGCCCATTTTCATGCCAACCATCGTGCCTTTGGTTTTGCCTTTTGTAGCAACGCCATCAGCGCGTTTGGAAGCAGAGCCGCCATTGGCCATACCGCCGTGTTTCATGCCTTTGCCGTCACCAATGAAGGCGGGTTTACCGTCTTTCATGGGCATACCGCCACCAGCCATCTTTTTCATCGGCATTTCTGATTTAGCTCCGGCTTTTTTCTTAGCCATCATTGCCATAAATCCGGGATTCATTTTTGAAGCCATAGTATCACCACCTTCTTTAAAAAAAGTCATTTTTCCGTGATCGGTTTTAGACTTATTCACCTTCTGAACATCTGGACGGGTACGCCCGCCAGAACCAAACTTCTTACCCTTATCCGCTTCGTCAAAATCTTTTCCGACGCTTTGCGGTATTCCAACCTTCTTGGCAAACGCAGGGTTGTGCGCTATTGCCGCCATGAAGTTGTGTTGTTTTTTAGAACTACTCGGCATCTTTTTTCCTGCGAATTAACTCAGCAAAAGGTTTACCCGCAATCATTTCAGTGATCCGCATACCTGTCCACACAATCGTAAACAGTGCGGCAACCGAAGGAAGTAGTTGCATCATCGTACCAACAGCCGTAACAACGGCAACGCCATCTGCTATATGCTTTACGGTTTCAACGTTCTCTTGTTTCATATCAGCATTTCCATCTTGCAAGAGCAGCCGCCTTACGGGTGGGCTTACCCTTCTCGTCTTTCATGGGGCCGGGCATACCTGACATGCGTGCGCAGAACGAGTC